GGTATTAAAAACCATTCAAAACTATTAATGCACTGTCGGTCCTCAATCTTTTCACAAATGCTTTTACAAGTGATCCATCGGTTGCCATTAAAAATCAAAACCAAGCTACCTAACATCCCCGTAGCGACACCGTAACGACCTTATAGCTATACATGTACCTGTAAGGTTGTTAAATGCGTTGTAATGTAGTCATAAAATGGGTTAAAAAACGATAATACATTTTTATATGGTTTAACTAAATATACATTAACGACATTGTAGATGTCTTTATGACCATATTTTTTAGGAGAACATTATGACATTTCCAATCTCGCCGGGTGTATATCAGAGAGAAATAGATTTGAGCGCAGTTGCTGCAACAAACATTGCTACGTCGGCAGGGTATGTTGGCAAATTCAGTTGGGGGCCGATCAATGAAATTGTTCGAATTTCTGATGAAGGACAACTCATTTCAGTATTTGGCAAGCCGACAGATACCAACGCTGTAGATTTTTTCTTAGCTTCTTCATATCTTGCGTATTCTAATGCATTAGACTTGGTACGTGCTGGTAATTCTAGCATTACCGGACCGTTTAATGCCATTACCGATGCACAGACTGCTGTATATATCCCAAATGATGATGCTTATGATCCTGATGCAGTTAACTTGGCTTCTGCTACATATGTTGCCAAATACGCCGGTACCCTTGGAAATTCTTTAAAAATTTCTACTTGTGCTTCTTCACAGCAGCACGATGTAGCACTTCCCGGAACCTGGACATTTACTTTGTCTAACACAGTAACATATACACCGGCTGTTGCAGAATTGTTGAGTTTGTATTTCACTGCTGGGGATTTTATCATTGTAGACAGTATTAGATATATGGTTTCCGTAGTAAACCCGGCCAGCCTGATATTAACAAAAATTTATACAGGTTCGTTGACACCTTATACGATTTTCCGTAGATGGGCCTTTGCTGACAGGTTTCAGAAAGCTCCGGATACCGGGCGTTACCATACAATTGTCTTAGACAATACCGGAGAAATTTCTGGTGAAATTGGTACAGTATTAGAATCATATGAAAACGTTTCTCAGGTTTCTACTGACAAATATTCTGATGGCAGTTCTGCATATTTTCTAAATGTTTTTGCGGGTTCCAAGTATATCCGAGCTGGTGGCGACGCTCCAAGTTCTGTTGCACTGAAGGCTGAAGTAGACATTTTCGCTGGCGGAACAGATGGTTATGCCTCTATCGGTAATGGTGACCTGATAAGCGGTTGGTCATTGATGATTGCAGGTGAGACGTTTGAAGTACCGTTGATAATTGGCGGTGCTGTTGATGACACACTGTCAAATTTCATTATACAAAATATCGCAGAAGTCCGTAAAGATGTGGTAGCATTTTTTTCTCCAAGTTTAACCTCTGTGCTTAATAATACAGGGTATGAGGTGCGGGATATTCTAATAGATCGTGAATTGCTGCCGAGTACATCCTATGCAGCAATGGATAATAACTGGAAGTACATGTATGACCGATATAATGATAAATATCGTTGGATTCCATGTGCTGCGGATCATGCTGGTGCGTATGCAAGGGTTGATATAAATGGCGATTCTTGGCAAAGTGCGGCGGGCGCTTCCCGAGGTGCTATCAAGGGGGCTGTTAAACTAGCATGGAATTCTAATGAGTCTGCGCGTGACGTTCTGTACACTAATGCAGTAAACCCGATTGTCGATTTTTCAAATTCTGGCCCTACTATATATGGTGACAAGACTTTGCTAAATGTAAATTCTGCATTGAGCCGTATTCCGACCAGACGATTGATGTTAATGGTAGAGAAGATCGTTACTGATGCGTCTCAGGTATTACTTTTTGAGTTCAATGACGAATTCACCAGAAACAGATTTGTTTCAATTGTTGAACCGTTCCTTCGAGGCATTCAGGGTAGAAGGGGGTTGAATGGGTTTAGAGTGGTTGCTGATGAAACTGTCAATACCCCTCAAGTTGTTGCAAATAACCAGTTTGTCGGTCAAGTATCCATCACGCCGAATTATTCTATCAATTTTATTCGTATTGATTTTGTAGTGGTTGGTGCAACAGTTAGCATTGAAGAAGTTATAGGTGCAGTTTAACCAACTCGATAAAAATGTTAAATAATGATATAATGAGGATAATGAAATGACTTTTAATGCAAATGCTTTCAGAAGTGAATTAAGAGGAGACGTAGCCAGACCGAATTTATTCAAGGTAAATGTGACGTTTCCTACTGGAAAAGAAAATGCTTCTTCGAAATTTTCTTTTACTTGCAGGTCTGCCCAGCTTCCTACAATGCAGGTTGGTCAAGTGATGGTTCCGTATTTTGGAAAAACTATCAAATTTGCAGGGGATCGGCAGTTTGAAGATTTTTCTGTTCGAGTAATCAATGATGAAGATTTTACGGTACGTGAGGCTTTTGAATTATGGCAAAATAATCTTGATATTGTAAACCATGAAACTTTCAGAAAGGAAATTTTAGATTCTGAACAAGACAGAACAATACATTACGCTTCTGTCACTGTTACACAATATTCAAAGGGTGGTGAACCTTTAAAGTCATACACACTTCATAATGCGTTCCCGTCAGTAGTAGAAGGTGTGCAGTTAGATTGGCAGCAAAATGATACAGCAATGGAGTTTGGTGTCGTGTTTGCGTATGACTACTTCACAGTTGGCAAAACCGGACCTACTACTAAAGATAGCAGCCAGCTTCCCAGATGATAAGGGTTGATTGAAAGGACAGCTTACAATCTGTCCTTTTTCATTGTCATATAAATAATACAAACTGACAAATACTTCACGAGCTTTATTGTATGAAACTTTTTGGATTCCATATTTCAAGGCTTGAAAATCAAGACGAAACACCCTCATTAGTACCCCCGAATTATAATGATTCTGCTGTTACATTTGAAGCGTCTAGCGGGTTCATCTCTCCTTTCACGTCAGTTATGGACATGGACTCTAGTATAAAGGAGGAAAATCAGTTAATAGATAAATACCGTGACCTTTATAAGAGTGTTCCAGAAGTATCGGTCACAGTTGATGAAATTTGTGCAGAGGCTATAATTGTAGATGATAAGTCCAGACCTGTAGTTTCTATAAACCTTGATAATGTCAGGATGTCTGACGATATCAAGGAAATGATTTCAGAGTCATTTCATAAAATTATGAACAAACTGAATTTTCAGAACAGTGGTTTTGAAATTTTTAGAAACTGGTATATAGATGGAAGGATTTATTTCAATGTACTGATTGACCAAGAATCACCAGAAAATGGAATAACTGAACTCAGATATATAGACCCGCGAAAGATAAAAAAGGTCAGAGAGGTCATTCGTGATACAAGTAATGAATTCGGGATCAGTACAATAACAGATGTAAAAGAATATTACATCTACACTGAAAATCCTAATTCTGCAAATAATTACAATTCGAATACTGGTTATACTTATGGTGGTTATGTACCGCCAAATCAAAATATTCCTATGACGGAAGATTCTATTGCGACATCAAACTCTGGCATATACGACCAGAGTAGAAATATTATTTTATCTCACTTATACCAAACCATACGTCCTGCAAATAATCTAAGGATGATGGAAGAATCCATGTTAATTTATAGAATGACACGAGCCCCTGAAAGACGTGTATTTTATATAGACACTGGCGACATACCAAGGTCTAAACAGGAGCAGTATGTACAGGAAATTGCCAACAAGTATCGTAATAAAGTGGTTTACGATTCCCATACAGGCAGTGTCAAGAATGACAAACGTTATATGTCAATGACAGAGGATTATTTTATCCCAAGACCTTCTGGACAATCTGGAACACAAATAGAAACTTTAGAAGGTGGACAATCAGTTGGGGAGACTAGAGATACAGAATATTTCTTAAACCGTCTGTATGACTCGATGAGTGTTCCTAAAAGCAGATTTTCTGACCAGCAGTCTATGTTCTCGTCTGGAGTAGAAATTACTAGGGATGAATTAAGATTTTCAAGATTCATTGCAAGATTGCGGACAAGGTTTTCTATGTTATTCGAAGATTTGGTTGGGAAGGAGCTTGTACTTACTCAGGTCATGACTATCGAGGAATGGGAAGAAATCAAAATTAACATATCGTTTGATTACCAAGAAGATAATATGTTTGCATCCGCATTGAAAACACAAAACATTGCTACAAAAATCAATACAGTGGCAATGGTTGATCCGTATGTTGGAAAATACCTTTCACCTTCTTATGTCTATAAACAAGTTCTTGATATGACAGACGAAGAAATTGAAATAGAACAAGAATTGATTGCCCAGATGGATGTACAACCAACCCCACCGCAACAAGGTGTTCAAGAATCATATTCTAATGAAGAAATTCTTAAAATGTTTGATAGTGTGAAGTAAATACTAAATACAAAATATAAAGTTCTTTGAAAAGGTAATAAAATGACCAACTCTAACCATATAGTAAAAGAAGCATTCTACAATAGTGATAAGTTTAATCATTATGTATTGGCAAAAGGTAAAATCGAATCTGGTCATACTAGTAAAGAGGAAGCTGACTTCCATCGTACTGAAAATCTTCCAAAACATCTTATCAATGACTCTAAGGTTATTTCTAAAAAAGATTTGAACAAGAAATATTTCGATCCTGACAATAAGGAACATTGGGCAAAAACGTCTGATTTAAAGAAAGAAAGTTTTGGATTAGTTAAAAATATTATTGAAAATAATTTGTACGAATTTGTCGAGAAGGTGAAATCTGAACTTGGTATTCGTGGTCAGTTTGTAATTGAGAATTGCAATAAAACAGAAATTCTCAAAGTATTGAGGAAAGATTATAATCTTTCTGAAATGAGGGATTTACCAGACAATTCAGGTTATCCGTTGTCAAGAATGGAAGTTGAAAAACTCCTTAACACATATGAAAGAAAGGCGGATGTCGAGTTAAATGATCCTGAAGCAAGGTCTTTGTCTGGCCAGATGCGTGCAAGTTTATATCCTCCTGAAGTTCATTCTGATTTTAAATATGATGATATTTCAGGACTTAAAAATCAAGGGGTACGGCCTGCTGCATTGATGCCATATGATAAAACTAATATTGACAGTGATGCTCCTGTAAATGTATTTCCTAAAGATTATTCAGGCGAACAAAATTTATATTTCCATTCTACGACAGGGAGTTCAAGAGTATGAACCCTTTGTATGAAGACGCATTTGAAATTGACGATATAGTCGATGAAGTTGAAATAGTCACCAGACATATGAAAGACTCTATTGAACATGGTGAGCCACTTGACCTGACATTTATAGATGGTGAAGAATTTGTAAGTCTTGATGTTCATACCATGCAATATATCCTTAATAAGGGAATGGTAGAAGAAATGTTAGATGCTGCAGATACAACTGAAACTTTCCAGTTATTTTTGGATAAATTATTTTTCAATGTAGACGAATAGGAACATGTCATTTGATGAATACAGATAATGTAAAAAGATTTTTGACTGAAAAATCCAATAATTTAATCAATGAATTTCATAAAGCATTTATTGTTTTGGAACGTAAAACAACTACTTCGACTATGAGTATACCAGAAGGATATAACAAAAACAATATATCTTTAGGAAAATATTCCATTGTGAATAGGGTTCGTGGTGGAAAGGTACAAATGAGACGAATGGTTGCAAATGCTGTTGGTTATAAAGTTCTTGATGGAAAGTTAATAAGAATGTCACCAGTTGAAATTAGACGTAGAAAAATAGCCGCAAAGCGTTCCGCTATTAAAAGACGTTCACAAATTGCCGCAATTGTTAGAAAACGTGGGATTAGTATGAGAAAAAGAAAAATGAGATTCGGGGCATAATTACATGACAATTTTAAAAGAATCTAATTTTAATCAGGTAGAAACAATTTCCGAAGATTTGGGCAATGGTATTAAAAATTGGTTTATAAAAGGTATCATGGCCCAAGGGAATGTTGTCAATAGAAACAAAAGAATTTATCCGTCGGAAGTTCTTGCAGAATCTATGAATAACTATCAGGAAGATTATGTTTCTAAAAGCCGTGCAGTTGGTGAACTGGAACATCCTGAATCTGGTCAGATCAATTTAGACAGGATTTCCCATATTATTGAAACATTAGAAAGGGTTGGGGATAATTATATTGGCAAGGCAAAGATTCTTAATACACCTTGTGGAAATACTGTTAAGGGTCTACTTGAACATGTAAGACTTGGCGTTTCTACAAGAGCAGATGGCAAGGTAATAAAAAATTCAAGAGGCATCAATGAAGTACAGCATGGGCTGAAAATGGCTGCTGTTGATATAGTATTTCATCCTTCCGCTCAGGGTGCAATGGTAGACGGGCTTATGGAGAATGATGATTTTATCTGGAATACCATGATAGAGGATGTTGATTATCTGGAGTCTATTAAAATTGATGTGAAAAAGGCAGGCGTTTCAAATTTAATGGAAGCAAAATTTAATGCCTTCCAATTACTCATGAATCGTATTTGTAACAAATAATTTACTAATACTAAATATATATATATAATATAACAGTTATGGAGTTAACAATGGATATTCTTAA